TAGCTGACCTTCTAAATACCTTACCAAATTTTCCTAGGTTCTGTGTAAAGTAATCCTGGATAGTAGAGAATACTAGATTTTCAGTAGCTCTTGGCGTAGCATTTGTAAGGTCTGGATCAAAATTAAAGAATGTCTGTAACTCTAAATATGAAATTACTGATTCAGTAAATTCTGTATCAATAGACATAACTGCTAAGTTATTAGTTAATTCATTTACAATTTTATCTTTTACTTCCGTTTGTACAACAGAAGAAATATTATTTTTAAACTTTAATCCAACAAAAACTTTTCCATATTCAACTGGCACATTGTCATTACCACCCCAAGAAATAACATCATCGATATATGCACTATAGTTAGCCAATATTTGTGCTTTATAATCTTCAGCAGTAACCAATCTTTGCTGTGATGCAAAATAAATAGGCGCAGTTTGTCTAATTGACTCAAGGCCTTCTTTGTATGCACCAGCAGAGGATGCTGATTCCGTAACTGCAGTAATAGGATAGTTTGTTCCTTCGACATTCAGATCACCAGTTGGTACAAAGACTGAAGCGCCATTTGCTGTTGGGCCTACGGTCGAAAGATAAGTAATTACAATTTTATTTCCTGCCGTAGGGGATTTACCAGTGGTTATCCCATCACCGAATAAAATTTCAAAATAACCATTTGGTACTTCTTTAATTTGGTAGTGTTTAGATTCTGAAGTAATACGAATAGCTTTTTTCAAACTTGTATATGTTTCAAATGTACTACTTCCTGATGTTTCGTACACTCTTACTAATAGTGATTCGGTATCCAGTGTAACATCTGGCATAACATATATTTGCGTTTCGTCAGTTTCACCGACAAAGAAAGTTTTAGTTTTTTCAATACCTTCATAAACAGGAATAGAATTACTATCTGTTTCAGTTTTAAATTCGTAAAATCCAGATCCGTCATCTTGTGCAGAATATGATTCTAATGTTCTAAATGTATATGAAACACCTGCCACAGATGAAGTAAAAGATGTGCCACGTGGTAAAGTAACTGTAGTAGGCCTATTTGCAGATGCAATTGTAAGAGAAATATTTAGATTAGCTTTGGATGATGTATATGACCGAGGTGTATATCCCAATGCTTCTGCGTGAGATACTACAGAAGATCTCAGTTGCGATGTATTTAAGAATGCTTCGTTTAATGCAAAGTTAGCCGTAAGACCATTAAAATGGGTATTATAAGCAAGAACATCTAAAACATTAGATAAACCAGAAGCTTCAAAATTATAATCCGCAAATTCGGGTTTAGCCTTAAGATAATCCTTAAGTCTTGCTTTAACGGTATCAAAATCTAGATCCGTAGATTTAATTGTAGTAGCCATTTATCTTAACCTCGTTAGATCTAATTCTACAGTCTCAATTTGCTCTGTATTAATAACCTGAAAAGTAACAGTAACTCTTGCTGAATTCAAATCCCCAATAATTGAAGATTTTACATCTAGTACTCTTGCCCTAGGTTCGTAAGTCTCTACTGCTTCAATTATAGCTTCTTCAGATAATTCGTCGTCAAATTCTGTATCTAAATTAAATAAAAGAGAATTTAAATCACCACCAAAATCTGGCATAAAAGGACGTTCAGCATAGCTAGTTAGTAATAGATTTCTAACAGCTTGTTTGACTGCTGCAGCATCTGTTTTTCTATAGACATCGTTGTCAGGTCTTTTAGTAAAAGTCAGATCCAAATCGCTATAGGTTTTTTTCCTAGCAACACGAATAGCTGAGGAATTAAGATTACCGTCTTCAATGGAAAAAGCTCTTACTGGCATTTATTTCTCTTAATTAAAAATTTACTTATTGCTCTATTTATCATGGATACGACTGGATATTCTCTTCAACTTGGAGCTTACATTCAACTAATTCATTGGTAGATTGTACAAAATTATTAAATCTAGTTTCTACTGTGTTAGAATAGTTAACAACCCATGGGGATACGATCTTTGGCATAGTTAATATAATTTGAACATTTAATACGCCAGATGGATCATACGTATCATAATCTAATATAAGCTTATCAAAATTAATATTATCCTTCCAGAAAACAGCAAGGTCAAAAGTCTTTTCAGGATCAATTGTTCCATTCTGATTTAAAAGTTCGTACGCGACCGCGCGACCATCTTTCATTAGATAATTAATACCATCAACATCTAATGTTTCAGTAGGTTCTGGTCGATATAATCCTTCAGCAACTAAAAGTCTATAATCTCTAAATTGATCATTCTCTCTTGTTACTGTAAGCATTGCATCAGCTTGAAGAAGAAGCTGTCTTGCAATTCTTTTCTTTTCATCTTCAAGCTTAATAAAATTTAAAGTAACAGCATCACCGTATCCTCCTAAGAATTTAGCCATAGAAATACCAGGTGCTAATTTAGTACGAGAAGTAATTTCAGATTGAAAATCTGGATTATAAAATGGATCAGGTACATACTTCATTTTGTAAACCTCTTAGATCTACCCCTAGAAGAATTACCGATTGGTGTAAATCCTCTCTTAATACCACCCTCATTTGGTACTGTTCTACCAATTGATGGCGGTACTGAATTAACATATGCAGGGGATAATTTACCTTCGGCAATTTGTGCACCAACAAATTTCTTATTTGCTAATGTTAAAGGATCTCTTAATTTAGATCTTACTTCAGGTGTTGTAAGTCTTTTTGCAGATATTCCATTATAGTCGACCGTCTTGTCAATTTGGTTTCTAATAACATCGCTATTATCAATAGAAACTCTGCGGACTCCTTTATTTGAAAGATTTAAATAATCGTCTATAATAAGACTATCTACTTCGACAGTAGTTTTATTTGTTGCTTCTGTATTATCGATTGTTTGTGATCCACCACCAGAGCCAGGTCCCAATGGAGCTGATCCAGCTTGGTCTGCGGCAGCAGCAAATGATGCTTTACCATTTAAAGATCCATGGAATGTAGTAGCATACATTGCAGTCGAATGTGTTGATGTAGTATTGACCCGATCTATATGAGCTGTCTTCCCATAATATACAATTTCATCACCACCGAATGTACCACTATCACCGATGACGGTCAATGATGAAGCTCCAATATTAATATTTGGAGAAGAAAGTACAACTTCATCTTCAGCAGTCATTGTCAGAATACCACCGGTATATTGATCTGTATTTCCTTCGATATATTGTTTTAGGTTACTACGTATAAATGAATTTTTATTTCCGTAAACCGTTTCGGTATCTGTACCTAAAATATAAGCTGAATTATTCTTTTTAATAGTAGATTCTTGATTACGATGTACCTTAGTTCTTTTCGAACCTCTTACGTCTTTATCTTCATCACCACTAACTTGTACATTAAAATCTCCACCGACACGTAGGTCAAAGTCTCCACTTACATTCAGTGTTAGATTACCATTATAAGAGATTTCACCATCGCCCTCAACGATAACCTTTTCATCGCCTCCAGATATACGAATAGTATTATTTACGGAACTAACAATGACAGTACCGTCTGCTCTTAATTCTATTCCCGCGCCCGTGCGATGTTTAAATAACATACGTTCATTTCCGGGCGTATCATCAATTTCAGTAACATGTCCTGAGATTGTTTCTCTTACTTGATTATAAGGATATTGTGACGACAGTGTATCATTTAGATCTAAGCTAATACCTTGATCACCACCACCAAGATATAGTTCATTACGGATAATACCTCTTGCAGCCAAATTAGTTGAGGCTACATTAATATATTGTTTTCTAGGAAAAACACGCGAAGGATCTTTAAATCCATCTTTTTCAATACCAATAGTTTCTTCAGTAGCCATTACTTACTCCAAGATTTAGTTTTTTCATCATACGTATATCCATTATTAATTAGGTCTGATCTTAATTCATCCACATTTTTTATAACACTATCTAAATTAGTTAGTAGAGAGTCATTCTGCAAAGTACCGGTTAGTCGACCAGCATCACCTAAAGTTTGATTTTTAATTAGATCTGATTGAAAGATTTTCTGTTCACGAGATAAGATATCAGCATTCTTAGCAAGTTCAGTTATTTCATTAGCCTTTAGTGCCAGTTCTTGTTCAGTCGGTACTTTGATTTTACCTGTTGTTGCATCAACGCCCTTTTGGGAATTACTTAATACTGTCTTAGTTGAAAGGGTCTTTGGAACACCTACAGTAGAAGGTTTAGAAATTTTCTTTGGTATTTTATTCACAGCTTCATCTGGTGATATAGCAGTCTCTCTATCTGATGCAAAATCATATATTGTTGTTTTATTTCTTTTGCCCCTTAAATATACCTCAACGTCAAATCCTGGTGCAGTTGTCGAAGGATCGATATCTCTTCTACCAACGATCTCTCCGCCAGGATAGACTTTATAAAATGCACTAATAAAGGAATTAAATGACATCCATTGATCAGGGGTAATTGATGCAGAACTTAAATATAAATCCTGATTTGGAACATCACGTGGTACACTATATCCTGCAACAAATCCAACATAGACGGAATAATTATACCACTTAGTATTTTTACCAGAGGCAACAGATATTGGTCTTCCTCTTTGTATTGTACCATCTTTCTGTATTACATAATGCCATTGAATACCCCCTTCAACACCAGATGTAACAGGATATGTTGAACCAAATTTTAATACAGAATCTTGAACTTGT